ATTATGGGCATCGCATTGTGACAAAGCGCGGAGGTCCGACAAAAGGTTTTGTCAAAGGAACATATCTGCTGGAAAAAGGCGTGTCGTACATTGATAGGCGGCTGGCGGTATTGTTTGAGGCAGAGTTGATAAGAATCAAGAAGGAGCATGAGAGTGGGGATTAATATGTTATATAAAGCAATCGCGGCGGAGTGCCGGGCGGCGGTTCCGGATCTCAAACGGGTTTACCGGGATAACATCCCACAGAATACGGAGCTGCCCTTTGTTTTGGTCTTGATTACGAATACCGAGAGCAACCGGTGTTTAGCTGGAAATCAGCGGGTAAAGCAGAGTTTTGATGTCCAGTATTTTCCAACTGCTGAGATACAGGATCGCAGAAAAGAATGTGAAAAGGTAAAACAGGAGATGCTTCGGCGCTTTGATCTGATCAGTGCAGATGGCGTCTCCTTTTATGTGAGAGAAAAAAATACAAACGTAACGGACGATGTTCTTCATTTTCTGTTCAGTGTTTCCTACGTTGAGTACAGGGAGCCTGTATGGTTGAAGATGGAAGAACTCGACAAAAATATTGAAATGGAGGAATAAGCAATGGCAGGTATATGGGAAAGTCAGAACAAGGTAATTCCTGGAGCGTATATCAATATTCTGACGAATACACCGTTGAGTATTACCGCAGGAGATCGTGGAACAGTAGTGCTTGCGCAGGAATTATCTGTTGGTACTGATAATGAGATTTATGAGATCACAGTTAACAATGCAGCGTATCCGGATAACGCAACAGCAGCAGATAAAAAACTGGCTGGTCTTGCACTTCTGGGGGCAAAGACAGTGTTGCTGTATAAGCTTCCAGCTTCTCATACGGATGAGCATGTAGAAGCAATGCTGACTGCGTTGAAAACAGTAGATTTTGATGTGCTGGTATATCCATATGCGAAGTCTGGCACTGGTTCATCAACTGCTCAGCAGACAATCGCAACATGGATTAAATCCATACAGGATGATGAAGGAAAGAATGTGACAGTGGTGCTGCCGAACTACACTGCAGATTCGGAATATGTTATTAACAGTGTGCAGGGTGTTACACTTTCGGATGGTTCTAACCTGACTGCTTATGAAACTGCGGCGTGGATTGGTGGCATTACGGCCGGTGCCAGCGTCACGAAATCCAATACGGGGCAGAAGTTTGTTGGTGCAATTGATGTAAGTCCGCGAATGACCAGATCGGAGCAGGAGACGGCGATCAAAGCTGGGAAATTCCTGCTGGATGTAGATCGCAGTCAGAATGTTACTGTAGTAGCAGATATCAATTCATTGACTACAACCAATCAGACAAAGAGCGATATTTTAAAACAGAACCGCTCCGTCCGGACTGCATGTGGTATTCGCAGTGACATACAGTCTGTTTGGGATGCCAATATCAAAGGCAAGTACAACAACAATGTAGATGGCCGGTCAATCTTTAAAGGAATGCTGGTTGAATATTTTACAGATCTTGAACGTCGTGGCGCTATCCAGAATTTTGACTCTGATGATGTGACGGTTGAAGCCGGTACAGCAATCAATGCAGTCCTGGTTAACTGTGGAGTCCAGCTGGTAGGCAGCATGGAACTGGCCTATATCAATGTAAATCTGAGCTAAGGAGGGAAATGCGATGACAAATTATACGAAACTTGATGATACACTTAGTGGTTCTGAAGGAAAGGGATTTATTACCCGTGGTGGACAGAACCGTGAAATGTTTGAGATTTCAAAAATCGATGCACATGTCACTCTGTCTGTTACAGAGAAAAAACTTCTTGGCCACCGCATGAAGCAGCATAAAGTTACTGGAGCAACGGGTGAGGGATCCGGAACTTTTTATTTCATGAATTCAGATGCATTGAAAGAATTCATCAGTTATAAGAAAAATGGTATTTATCCGGCATCTACCTTGCAGTTTACAAATGAGGATCCACAGTCTACTGTTGGCAGGCAAACGGTAACTTTATTCCATGTAATTTTAAAGACGATACCAGTCGCGTACTTGGAAGATGACAGTGAAGATCCAATTACTTTTGATTCCGATTTTACCTTTGATGATTGTGATTGCCTGGAGGCATTTCAGCTTCCGGAAAATATGAGATAGGAGAAAGAATAGTTATGGATGAAGTAAGAGATTTATATGGTTTTTTACATCCGGAAGTTACTCCGGAAAAAGAAGTTTTTGTTTCTGATCGATTTAAGGGAAAAGATGGTAAGCCGATGCCATTTGTGATCCGCCCTCTGGAACAGGAGATTTGCGATAAGGTCCAGAGGACCTGTGTCAAGAGTGATAAAAAAGGCAACAGTGAATTTGATCGCTTTAAGTATGTGGATGAAATCACGGCAGCTGCTATAGTTTTTCCAGATCTGAAGAACGTTGATCTGCAGAAAGCTTATGGAGTTCTGGGCGAGGTAAAGCTCCTGAAAAAGATGCTTTATACCAATGAATATAATGCCCTGGTAGAAGCGGTTCAGGACTTGTCTGGTATGGATGATGATTTTAATGACCTGAAAGACGATGTAAAAAACGAATAAAGCAAAGTGATCCGGAGTTTATCTTGGCGCACTTTGCGCTTCAGAAGTTACATATTCTCCCAAGAGAATTGGCTAACATGGATCCTCGGGAGAAAGCTTTTATTGCTGCTAGTTGTGAACTGCGAGTAGAAGCTGAAAAGCGTACTGCGAAAGGGGTGAAATAGATGGCTAGATTGAGAGCAACGATTGAACTTGCTACAAGCGGTTTCATATCTGGAATTAATAGGGTGTTGGGAGCTTCAGATCGGGCAGCTAAGTCTATAGAGAATGTCAGTACATCAGCTGATAAGGTAGAAACCAGCCTGGATAAAGCTGGGAAGAGCGGCAAGAAAGCTAAGGAAGGTTTCGAAAGTGCCGGTGAAGGCGCTGAAAAGGCCAGAAAAAAGGTTAAGGGCTTGGGGGATGAAGTTGATAAAACAAAGACCAAGGCTGAGAAAGTAGCGGGAGTTCTTGGCAAGCTTTTTGCTATAAAAACAGCTATGGATGTAGGTGGAAAGCTATTAAATGCATCTGATAGTTACCTAAATGCAAATACCCGTCTGGGTTTGATTAATAAGGATGATGCCGGTAATATAATCAATCCCAATTTGCAGAATGATGTATATGCTTCAGCACAGCGCTCCAGGGCATCTTACGAGAGCACAGCGAATGGCGTTGCGAGTCTTGGGCTTAACGCGGCAAATGCCTTCAAAGATCAGAATGAATTGATTGGGTTTGTTGAGTCCATCAATAAACAGTTTGCAATCGGTGGAACGGAAGCAAGTGCAGCTGCTGGAGCTATGACTCAGTTGACACAGGCCATGGGATCTGGAGCACTCCGTGGAGATGAACTGAATTCTGTCCTGGAGGCGGCACCGAGCATTGCCCGAAATATCGAAAAATATATGGGCTGGGCGGAAGGTTCCATCAAATCATATGCGGAAAAAGGTGCTTTATCGGCGGAAATCGTGAAGAATGCTCAGTTGGCGGCAATGAACGAAATTGACAGACAATTTAACTCTATGCCATTAACCTGGTCACAACTATGGACACAGTCCATGAATGCAATTCAAAAGGCATCCGCGCCGTTATTGATGGCTTTAAACTGGATAGCCAATAACATGGATATCATCGGTCCGATCCTGTTGGGAATAGCAGCGGGATTGGCAGTATATGCAGCGTTTACTTACGGGGCTGCGGCGGCACAATGGGTGTTGAATGCGGCAACGGGGGTATGGAACGCTTTGTGCGCGATGAACCCAGCGGGGCTGATGGCAATTGGCTTTATTGCTTTGATAGCCATGCTGTATGCAGGAGTTGCAGCATTCAACAAGCTGACAGGAGCGTCTGTAAGTGCAACCGGCATTATAGGTGCTGTATTTTATATTTTGGGAGCTTATATCTATAATTCATTTATCCGTTATGGAATGGTTTTGCTATGCTTGCCAATTTCATCGGCAATGCATGTTTTGGAAATGCAACAGCAGCGGTGAAAGTGTTGTTTTTGGATATGGCCAATACCTGTATCAGTTATGTACTGAACATGGCCAGGGCTATTGAAAATATTATTAATAAAATACCAGGTGTTACCGTGAATATTACTTCCGGATTAGACGGATTGAAAAATAAGATTGAGTCTAAGACAAAAGCAATCAAAGGTGAAAGTGGATGGAAAGAGTATGTGAAGCAGCCGGAGATAATGGATTATACTGCCGCTGCGAGCAAAGGTTACGCTAAGGGTTCTGCGTTGGCTGGAAAGGTTTCTAATCTAATTAGTGGCGGTGGAATTGGTGGTATGGATTTCGGCAATATCCCTGCAGGAACAGCCGGTAATCCAGCTACAGTAAAAGGTACCGGAAAGAATGGCAGCATGAATGTGAAACTGGAAGATGAGGATGTTGATTATCTTCGTGAACTGGCTGAGCGTGATTATGTTGCCCGTATCGCGCAGAATACACTTGCGCCTAACATCCAGGTTACTTTTACGGGAGATATCAAACAGGAAGTGGATTATGAAAAAATCGGCCCGGTAATAGCAGATATCCTGCAGGATGAAATTGATACAGCACCGGAGGGATTATACTAATGAGCTATGGTGTTTACTTTAAATATGACGGAGAACGTTATAAACTTCCGGTCAATCCGGAAGAGATAAAAAAGACACAGAAACTGAATATTGAAAAATACCAGGTTCTTGGCTCTGGCGCGGTCAGTATTCCTACCTATGCAGATCTGTGGGAATACAGCTTTGAATGTGAATTGCCACATACAGAAGTCCATTACATGGAACCGGGTAGTTTTGCAGATCCAGACAGTTATATCCAGATGCTGACCGATGCGCAAAAAAATAAAAGTCCCATTCGTCTGATCTACTCTAATGGGGAGACCGACGATGAATCCGTTAAGGTCCTGGTAGAAAACTGCAGTATTGTTGAGAAAGGGGGAGAGGAAGGAGATAAATACCTTTCTCTCTCTTTTATGCAGTATAAGGCACCTGGTAAAAAATATATGGCTGTACAGACACCGACAGATACTGTAATGAAAGAACAGACACCGCAGGAAACGCAGCCATCTAACCCGGCAGTGACACAGGGAAAGACTTATACAGTGAAATCAGGAGACTCCTTATGGAAGATCGCAAAGCAGTTTTATGGAAATGGCGCAGCTTACACTAAGATTGCAAATGCAAATTCAGATAAGATCAAAAATCCAAATCTGATCTATCCCGGCCAGATCTTTAACATACCGGAATAAGGGGATGATGTCATGCAGTTATGTGTTGAAAATAATAAGAATATATGGGAAATTTCAGATATGTGCCAGGATATTAGCTGGAAGGATGAATTAAATAACGGCGCTTCTACCTTAGAATTTTCTTATCTGTATGATGGGGAACTGATGATCCAGAATGGTGACGTAGTACGTCTTACCAATACTAGTGATACAGACGGCATTTTCTTCGGAACGGTGTTTAAGGTCAGTATGAGTGAGGACCGAAAAGTGAAAGTAAAAGCCTATGATCAGCTGAGATATGGAAAAGCAAAGGACATTATTCCTTTAAAAGGCGGACAGGATGATATCAGTACGGTCACACAGAGCATGTGCAAATATCTAAACCTGATCCCTGGAACCATGCCAACAGTGGCATATAAGGTGCCAAG